AATGGATTGCGTGAATTAACCAACACTTGCAACCCGTACGAGCGCAAAATGCTGTGATCTGATTCGCTTGCGTTGTTTGATTTTCGAGCGTTACCGCTTGCATCAGGATAAATTAAAATTCTGTGTGACGGGTATTTTTCTTTTAATAGCCGCGCCATTGTTGGCGTATCGAACACGCCAGTGAGCTCATTAACAACATGAACGCTGTCACCGCGCAATACGTGAATAACAGCAGACATATTGGAAACGTTAAAATCCAACCCAACATGCAAAACATCGTCTGAATTAATAATTTCAATGGATGAATTAAGATTTCTGTCAAACTCATGGTAGACGCTCCCAGCGTTAAGGTTTACAAAGTTGCCGTCTAAATATGCGGATAATTGTGCGCTTGAGTAGGTTGCTTCAAGTTGCTTAATATAGCCATCGGGTAAATAGGGGTTGCTTGAAGTAGGTGCTTTAATTAACTCATAGCCTTCGCGTGGTTCTTTGCCCCACATTTCGTACATGAAAGCAAAACCTTCGGGAGTTGATACCGCTGCAAGTGTGTTAGGTGAATTATCTGGTTTGCGTTCTCTAATCCGTCCAAGCATTTTAGTCCAAACCAGTTTGGCTTGGTCAACGCGCAACGTATCGGCTTCATCTATTACCGCATCGGCTAATTGAAAACCGACTAAACGCTCTGGATTGTCTGCTGATCTAAAAATAATCTGCGAATTGTTTTCGAGTTTGATAATAGCATCAGCTTTATTGAGATTATATTTCACGCCCCACTCATCAAGTATTTCTTGAAAGCGCGGAAAGGCAATCAGCCGTATAAGATCATAAGTAGGCTCAACAAATCCAAACGATAAACCATCGTATTTCAATGCAAGCAAAGCCAGTCTAATGACAGCGGCTTGTGATTTTCCCGCGCCATATCCCGCCACCATTGCAGGATGGATTGCTTCACTGAAAATGAAGTCCTCTTGAGGTTGGGTTAAATGTAAATCAATTAATCTTAACATCATCTTTTGATGCACGAATCACATTAAACGAATAACCAGCCGTTATTGTTGATTCTGCTTTAATTGCCATCGGCAACACTTTACCAACCAACGTTAAAAATGCCGTTGGGTTTTCGTCAGCTTGCCTTGCTAAATAATCTTGCCCTCCTGCATCATCTAACGCCCCTAGAATCATCTCTTTTAATTCTTTGGTAACTTTATTAGGCACGCCTTTAACGCGTCCTACGCCCCTATTTCCTGCCTTTTTTTCCATATTTCCCCCTACTGTGCGGAAACCCTATAAGGTATTTTAGCTTTTAAGCACATTCTAACCATTGCCAATATTGTCGGTTTTAACTCAAGTGGTTCATTTGCAAATTTTAAACGATTTAAAACAGCGTTTTCGCCTTTTGTTACCGCATATAGATTCTCAATATTAAAATTTTGTTTGTCGTTATCATAAAACCTAATAATTATGCTTGGCGATATTTCGCCATAATGCTGTGCATAAATCAAACGATGCTTTAATTTCCAGCAATGGTGTTTGTTACCACCTTCAGAAACTTTAACATAAACATAACCATCTCTATCTATTCTTTCATCGCCAATTTGTCTAGTTCTATAGCCAGTATGACCTTTTTTAAATCTGCTTTCTGATTCCCCATTGACGCCTTTTAATCCTTTATTCCAAGGCGTAAACCCTTTTTCAAACTGCCCGCTGTTCATTTTAAAATAGCAGGTAGCTCTTTGCGTTCTGGGATGTCATTAATGCGTGTCTGTGCATCAAGGACTAAACGCGCATTATCGACAATTGTACGCGCAATAATCGTCAAACTTTTTGAGCGTTCTGCTTCAAAAGCCAGTTGTTCAACGCTTAATGATTCTTCGCTCAATCTTTCCATTTGAGCAAATAAATGATTGTTTAAATCTGTTAACGTATTTTTCATTCTTGTTCCTGTTATTATAAAAAACATCCGCCACTACATAACCGCGTAAACATAACCTCATGCTCATCAATAAAATCGCATTCTTCAATTCGTTTAAACTGTGACGTTAAAAAATAGCCTTTTGGTTGTAATACGGTTTTATCAAATTCAATCACTTTTTCACGATCTTGTGACTGCATAACATGCGCCCATTCTTTTTGCGTATGGTTTGGACACATCCAACAGGATGATCTTGGTGGTTCAGTATCAAACGTTCTTTGCACTAATGCAATACAATCACTTCTGCGCATTTGCAAATCAAGCAACGGGAAAATTTTATTCCATTTTTTAGATGGTTTCATTCTTGCTGCTCTGTGAATTTCGTCAGTTGAGAAACCCATTAAAACATTGTATTTTTTTTGTTTAAATTCATTATTACAAAAACGCTCAAAAACTTCACGTTTCCATTTTGCGCTACAGTAAGCAGGCAAACGTCCCTGCGTTCCTTCATTATTTGCAAAAAATGGCGGTAACTCCATATCGCCAGCATATTTAGAATAATCATTTGCTTTAGCAATATAAAATGCAATTCCTGATTTTTTAAGCATTGGCAACGTAAACGCATGAAGAAAATCAAAAACAATGGTTTGTTCGAATCCCGTATCACAAAAAACAAACGCATCAACTTTTATTTTACCTTGCGCGGCTAATATAGCCATTGCAGTTGATTGAACACCTCCACCAAAACTGCATATATTCATTATTGTTCCTGTTAAGTTAACCATCAAGCAATTAAACCATAACACACCGAAGAAGCGTTGCAAGAAACACGATGCGATAACTGCTCCCGTCTTTTTTTCGTGCGAGAGGACACGTTTATGGTTTAATTCTTCATGGTTAAAAAACCACCACGCCATAAACTGCAATGAGTGGTGGCCGTGTTAATGATTGATAGCAATCTCAGTATTTGTTGGCGTACTTTCAGCCAATCCCAAGTTTCCTATTTCTGAGCGTCTGGCCATTACAGGTGCGCTGTGCGCGTACTATCAAGTCATAGCATCTAAGCCTGCCTTGGCACTTATAACACATAAGCTCAAACGCTATGCTTGATAGTGCTTGTCTTTCCAAGCTGTCACCAACCAACCCAGTTATTGATAAATCGCCCTTAAAATGATTTCTGAGTTGGTTGGGGTAAAAATAACATATTATTGCGAATATGCAGAATTTCTTTGATTAAGTAATTTCAAATTATTGCATTGATCTTCGCTTAAATCAGCAATGTGCTTCATACTAAGTAAACTCCATATTCTAATATTTCCATTGTTTATAGTTGACGGATAACTTCTAGTTTTTGTTTTGACAGGTTTTTCAAGATTATCAAGCGTATTACCATAAATAGTTTTTTGCATTTCATCTACAAATATTATCCAAAATGGCATATTATGCTTTTCAGAAAATAATTTATAAGTTTCAAAATGTTTTGTATTTATTCCTGTTGCCTCAATAAAATCAAGTCTAGATTTTGCTTTTATATCTAAAGCAATGGCTTTTTTCTTATCTTTAATGGCAAGCATGTCAAACGCGTGTGCTTTACCTGCAAATGGTTGGTAAACAATCCAGCCTTTTTCCTCTAAAAAATCTTTTATTATTTTTTCACCCATTGCGCCTTTTTCTAAGGCTTTTTTAAAATTTATTTGTTTCATTTCCATATACCTCCCAGCCTTTTCTATTTTCTCTACTAAAATATTCAAGCCTTCTTCCTACTGTTATTTCCTCAATCATTTCAAAAAAACAATCCGGTTTTCTACTGTGCTCCCTTCTTGGTTCTCTAATAATATCCCTGTATTTAGTATTGTTCCATGCTGGATTTCCTTTTATGCCAATTAAGCAAAACTCGCATTGCATCCTTAGCCATGCCCCCATTCCCATCTTTTCTTTATCCCAAATAATAGTTGCTTTATAAGTAAACCCCCATTTATCTAGCAATTCTTTTGCGTCAAAAATAAATGCTTGTGTTGTCCATAACAAGCAAACAGAATCATCAGAAAATGGCAATTCAATGCTTAATAATTCAGATTGAGTCATTTCAGGATAAGGATTTGCAACTCTTGAAGAATCAGGATCATAAGCTCTTCCATAATTCCATGGCGGGTCAATAGAAATCACCTCAAACAAACCATCTATTTTAGTCATAACATTATTAGCTATATCTTCGCGTTGCTTTTCAATATCAATAGCACGTTCAACCTTTTTAATGCCTTTATAAGCCTCGTTAATGCTAATCTCACCACTGTTAAGCCGTTCTTTAACTTCTTCGCTTGCCACTGCTTCAATTTTTTTAACTTTTGCTATGGTGTCGTGTGATACGTTTGCGATTTTTGCAACTTCTTTAATTGCCACTATTGGTTTTTGTTCTTCAGATATCTGAATAACAGATTCAGGCTTTCTAATTTGCTGTTCCTTCGCCCTTTCACTAAAAACGCTCTCCAGCTCCAACGCCAATACACTACGTTGATAGTTTGATAGATTTCTTCTACCAAACTGGTTGTTAATCATCCATTCTTTTACATTGCTTTCACTAGCAAACTCTTTTTCAACAACGATAAACG